GTGCCCCCGGTTGCACAGCCGCAGCAAGAGCAGCAGCTTGACCAGGAGCGAGTTGTGCTCTCACGGCTCGCTGCAGAGGGCCCAGTGACCCCTGTGGCACAGCCGCAGCAAGAGCAGCCGCTTGTTGTGCTTGCGTTGTAGGCCTTGGTGGCATACGCGGAGGAGCCGGGGGTCCGACTCGTTGAACAAGAGCGGCGGGGACACTTGGCGGCCTCTGCTGACCCATCGGCCCGCTGTTGATTGCAACAAGAGGGACCTGTGTCTGCGTGGGCGGAGCGACCACGATGGGGTCAGGGTCGCGGAAGGTCGCGTCGATAGGGATGCCTGCAGCGATTGCTGCCATGATGCTGCGGGCCATTGCCTCAGACGGAGCCTTGCCGTACTTCGCCGCATACCTCGACTTCACGTCTTCCATGACCGACCTGGTCTGAGCGCGCTTGAGTGCCGCCGTGGCGAGCGCCGTGGCCGCTGAGGCCGCTGAGGCCCGCGGAGCCCGAGGCGCGCGCGGCTTCGCCTTCTTTTTTACCGCCTTCTTTTTGGCTACCATCTTTCTGTGCTTATCTCCGGTTTTTTTTCAGGAGACGATAACGGTCACCACGGTCTGACCAACCGTTACCGTCACCGTAACCGCGGAGTTTTGACCTGTCCTCCTGTATGGCATTTTTAACGTTCATATCGCCGATTTTTTTTTAGTTCTCGGCGATATCTCTCACATCTCCCAGATTACAACGTGTGGATATTGACGCTCGCGAGGCTCAGGCGCGCCGTGTTGTTGAGCCCGCCAGCGGAGGCCATTGCCCGTATCAGAAGCACATAATTGAGCGCCGTGGAGGACGGGGTATCTGTGCCGCCTGCGGTGAAAGAGTAAGACTGCGCGGAACTTGCCGCGTTGTACGTGAGCGCTGTCAGTGTAATCGTGCAGCCAAGCGACCCCGGGGCGTTCTCGATTGTGATCTGGTACCACAGCGATGAGGGCGCGACGCACGAGATTGTCGTGGCAGTCTTGACGAACCCTGAAGGTCCTCGCGTGTAGAACGACCACACGGTCTCGCCGACCTCGTGCATTATGCCACAGAAAGGAGTGGTGGATGCCTGGACCGTTGCCGTGCTGCTAAGAGTGGGGGCAGTGGTTCCCTGAAGAAGCCCGATCATCGTGCGCGTAGACCCTGCCACAGTGTCCTCGATTCCAAAACTGTACGAGTACAGGAAGCACTGCCCGAACGTCGTCGTGTTGCTCGAGATAGTGCCAAACCATCCGGCGTCCTGCCCGTCCGCCGTGCTGCTTGGAGCATTGACCCCGCGCATCTGTCTCGTCCTGATGCTCGTCGTGGCTGTGACAACTCCGGAGGCTATTGACCCCAGGGTGTTGATTGTTCCGCTCGGCATGTTGACATGTTGCGTTGAAGCACTCGTGCTATAGTAAGAGAACGTCGATTTTGTCGTGTAAGGGCTCGAACTTCCGCTTGGACCGGGTGGGCCAGCCGGGCCCACCGAGCCCTGCGGCCCCGTCTGGCCTTGGGGGATGCCATAGTTCAGGACGACCGCGCTCGGTGTGCCGACGTTCGTGACTGTTGCGGGCTGGCCTGCTGCGAGTGTCGACACTGTACCCACGGCCACCGTCGCCCCTGCGCCCGCCGCGCCCTGCGCTCCCTCGGTCAAGCCAAAATTAAACACGGCCGCAGAACTCGTGCCGACGTTCGTGACTGTAGGCGTAGACCCTGGGGCGAGACTCGACACGCTTCCCACGGCGATGGTCGCGGCTGCACCGGTGTCTCCGGTTGGGATGCCAAGGTTCAGGATCGCGGCGCTCGATGTCCCCGAGTTTGACGCGGTGGCGGAGGAGCCTGCGGGCAGGGTCGTGGTGCTGCCAATCGTCAGAGTTGCGGCAGCGCCGGCAGGCCCCGTCGCGCCTGCGGGCACCCCGAAATCAAGCACGGCCGCGCTGCTCGTCCCGCTGTTCACAACGGTCGCAGGTGCGCCTGGAGCAAGCGTCGAGGTGGTACCCACCGCAACAGTGGCGGCCGCGCCGTTAGCGCCGGGGGCACCGTCAGGGCCCGCGCACAACACGAAGTCGAGCAAGGCCGCGGACGTCGTGCCTGAGTTTGTCACGGTGATCGCGGTCGGACTGTACGGCACTTGAGTAACCGTCCCGACGTTCACGGTGGCGGCGGTCCCAGGCTGTCCCACGGCCACGAGGAGCAGGATGACCTGGTCATTATTTGCGAGTGTGCCCGCGGCGCTGATGAAATTCACATCATACTGGATGTATCCAGTGTTGATGACGACTAACGTGACCTCGTACGTGTACAGAATCGTGGAATCATTCTTTTTTTGGACGATGAGATTCGAGCCGGTCTGCACGAGCTGCAGGATGTAGTCCTGATCGACTCCGTTCCCGTCGATGTGTGAGACGTAAACCTCGTTTGTGGTCGCGGGGGTATTGTTGAGTCTGATGTGCCCATTGCCAGGTGGGGCTGTTGTGGCCGTCTGGAACTGGTACTCCAGAACACTCGAACTCGAGCCCGGCGGGCCCTGCGGCCCTGTGACGAGTGTCCAGTCAAGCACCGCGGCCGTTGGTGTGCCGACGTTCACGACGTTCGGGGCGGACCCATACGCGACGGCTGAAACGGTCCCGATAGCAATCGACGCGGCGAGGCCGTCAGGACCCGGTGGGCCCCCTGCCCCCGTCGCGCCGATGTCGCCTGTCACAATTCCAAAATCAAACACGGCAGAGCCAGGCGTCCCACTGTTGACCACTGTGGGCGTCGACCCTGGGGCGAGGGCCGTGACAGTTCCGATGGTAATCGTCGCGTCCTGCCCGTCTGCACCACTAACAAGACCGAAGTCCAGGACCGCCGCGGAACTCGTGCCCGCATTCACCACTGTGGGGGTGGACCCTGGAGCAAGAGCGACCACAGACCCCACTGCCACACTTGCGGCCGCCCCGTTAGCCCCGCTCGCTCCAGTTGCCCCCGTGTCCCCGGTGACGATCCCCCAGTCTAAAATCGCATTAGTTGCAGACCCAACGTTCACGACGGTCGGCGCAGAGCCAGGCGCAAGCTGTGTAACGGTGCCGATTGCAATCGTTGCGTTCGCCCCGTCCGCCCCCTGCACCAGGCCGAAGTCAAGCACGGCAGCGCTCGCCGTCCCGCTGTTCACCACGGTCGGGGGTCCAGGAGGTGCCACCGTGTTCACTGTGCCAATCGCAACGGTAGCCGCCGTGCCGTTGGTGCCCGGGGTGCCCGCCGTGCCTTGCGCGATTCCGAAATTTAATATCGCGGCCTCCGACGTGCCTGAGTTGCTCACGCTGCACGGTGTACCAGGCGGCAGGGTTGTCGTTGAGCCAACCATGACGCTCGCCGCAGCGCCCGGGGTACCCGCAAGGCCCTGCGCAATTCCGAAATTGATGACCGCCGAGGACGTCGTGCCCACGTTGGTCGCGGTGCACGCGCTACCAGGGGGCAGTGTGGTCGTTGTGCCAACGTTCACCGTGGCAGCAGGTCCGCGCGCGAGAACGAAATCCAGGATTGCTGCATTCTGCGTTCCCACGTTTGTAACTGCGCACTGAGCCGGGAAATTCACGGTGCTCGTCGATCCCACGTTCACGGTGGCGGCCTGCCCAGGCGGACCCGGGGTAGTTCCTAATGGCACATACGTACCGTCAGGCAGCTGTTTCAGGTAATCCTTAGAGGATACCTGGTTGAAGCGCGGGCGCGCGGATGTCTTCTCATTTGATTCGCCCTGGTTGACGAGCCGAAGGTCCATCTTTATCCTATGAAGCACTCGTTTTTTTTCGATACGCATAACATATAAATGGGGAACGTTATAACCTCGACCGCAGACGTGCTCGCAATCATCGGGGGCGCGACGACCCTCGTGCTCGGCGTGTTCGGAGCGATCAGGTACTCACGATGCAGGTCTGTGTCGTGCTGCTTTTCTGCGTGTGTCATTGAGAACAGCCCACCCCCGGACCAAAAAAAAAGTTCGCCCGCGGGCGAGATACTAAGAGAGCCGTCTGTTGTGGTTTAAGTGGGAGGCGTGAATCCATACGAACCGGCGATCAGGCGCGTGTAAGCCGTGCAGATTGTCACGGTGACCGTCTCCGCTCCCAGATTATTACCACCCGTAACCGCGAGCGCAGTGAACACCCCACCCTGGACCGAGTCGAACTGCTCGGCAGTTGACTCGCCGGCCTTGAGAGCGAGCGAAGGTGTCGCACCGTAGATGACTTGGGCGCTGTAGTTGTAGTCAACGCGGTTAGGGGATGCCTGCACGCCAACGATTGTGACCGTGAACCTGACAGAGAACGGCCTGACTACATTCGTGGCTTCGATTATCACGAATGGGTTGACGGCGAGGTCATTTGCCGGAGGCGTGGTGTCCATCCACGGACCAATGACGACGTCCGTCGATGTCCCTGACGTTGTGACAACACTGCCCTCGAGAACGTACTCGATCATTTGCCCAGGCACGAATGCGCCGAGGACCTTCTCTTGGTAGAAGCCTTCACCACCTGCGCCGTTGGCGAGCAGGAAAGCAAGGTTGCCAGCATCGAGCTCCACGTTCCACCGCGGCTTATAGTTGCTCAGGATCTGGCGCGGGATGCACATGAGTGGATCGGTATCGTTTAAACGGTAGTCGTCCGCTTGCACTTGAACCGCGTTGACAAATTCAGAAGCGATTGTGCCTCCGTCTTGGGTCAAGAAGCTGACGTCGCTGCACGAGAGGTTACCGAACGTGCCGTCGCAGACACCAACGCGCCCAGCTGCAGCTCCTCCGTTAATCAGGCGAAGATCCATCCTCGTTTCTTTTTTAATTCACATAAGAGGAGGTTTTTTTTTTCGCGGGGAGCCTTTAGTGGAGCGCGCGCGCAAGTGCTGCCCGCGAGACCTTCCGCCCACCGACCATCCGCCCGCCCATGAGCCCGTTGCCGACTGCCGAGTTAATCGCCGAGCTAATCGGCGCGAGCTCAGGCGCGACGAACGGGACGATCTTGCTGGCAATATTCGCCACGGGGCGGATCACGGACATGAAGCCGGACTTGAAATCATCCCACCATCCCCCGCCGTACAGGTCGCCCGTGGCGCGGTACGGCACGGTCGGCTGGGTCTTAGAGTTGAGCACGTCCTCATTGGACAGGATGCCCACGGAGCGCACCACGTTCTGCTGGGCCACAGTCATCACGCCCGTCGAGATAATCAGGACGGTGAGCTGCGGGATTTGAGCTCCTGCCGCGAGGTTCTTCGCCTCAACGCTCATTCGGAAGTTGTACGAGCCGCGGAGACCAACGGCCTGGTTGCTGCGGAGCGGGATGTCATCGCCGAAGTCGAGAGCGAGCACCGCGCCGGTATGCTGAGACCACTGAGTCCACGTCAGGTTTGTGTTGTTCTTTGCTGCAATGTTGTACAGGTCGCGCGACGACGCATTCGACAAAATAGCGTCGCGGTTGTCGAAGCTCAGGTTGACGTTCTCAATGCCGAAATACGTGTCGGTCTTCGTATAATCGAACTCCTGGTCTCGCTCTGCCACGAAAATGATCACGCGCGAGGGGATCGAGTTCAGCTGGATGTTGTTCAGCTCGAGGCGCTGCGATGCAAGGGAAGCGACCGCGGTGGTGAAGCTCTGCGTGTACACAACAGGCTCGGAGTACGGGTAGTTGTTGATTTCCGGGATAATCTGGAGCGTGTCAGGCGTGAGATACGAGAACAGCATCTCCGCGCTCGTGACATCCACAGTGATGCCCGTAATCGTCGAGGGCGATGAAGATGCATGAGACCACAGTGCGCCGGCGAGACCACCGAAAACACCGTTTCCGCGACCACCGAGTGCCATCGTGACGCTCAT